CCTCAACTACTCAAGGAGACTTGGTTAGTGCCGTGTCTCATATAGCTGACAATTTTTATTCAGGAGTTCGTACTAGGACGGCAATTGAAACTCCTTTTTTATATACGCAGAAACCTAGTATATCAAGCGTTCCGGAGAGTCTCAAGATGGATTTTTCAAGAATTTTAAATAAACCGTTTTTTGTTAAGAATATTTCGTGGAGAGCGGTGGATACTACCCATTCTATTATAAATAATATAGGCATTCCCAGTGAAATTTTGTTAAATACTTTAGCGAAAATACCGTTTCAATCCAGTTCTTTTTTTAGAGCTAAGGTTGCTTTAATCCTGCAAGTCGCGGGTACCCCCATGCATCAAGGTATAGTATTAGCAAGTGCCATTCCTCGTGTGGGAGTCACAGTTAATAATAATAGTTTAGTTGTAAATAGGAGTTTAGCGGCTCCGCATGTCTTTTTGTCTGCAAATGAGGCGACACCAGTAATATTGGAAGTTCCTTTTTATTCAGCAGCTAAATTACGTAATGTTGATTTGCTTAATACTACCGTTGGTCCAGAACCGCCTACTTTAGATTATGCGCAAGTTGCAATTCAGGTTATAAGTCCTTTAGCTGTTTCAGCTGGTGGTTCTTCTACTGTAACGATTTCAGTGCATGCTGTGTTTATGGATATGGATTTTTATGTTCCTCACACTGATCCCAATTGGGTTGCTCAGGGTTTTATTAGCGATATTAAAAATGTTGCCACTAGAGGTATTGATGGAACATTTGGAGTTTTGAAACAAGTGGCTGGCGATTTGTTGGATACCTTGCGTAAAGGAGCCAACAATGGTCTTAAAACGGCTAGAGAAGCTATACGCTCTTACACTGGGCTACATTCTCCTGAAATTCCCACTTTACAGGGTCGTATTGCCACACAAAATAGGCAGAATGTCAATCTTGTTGATGCGCCAAGTTATTTTGAGAAAATGGATCCATTTTCGATGTATACTAGGATAGTTGATGATTATATTTTTGATACTGATATTGATGAGATGGATATGAAGTTCATCTTATCGAAACCGCAATTTTTAGGTAGTTTTAAAGTATCTCATAATACTCCTGTGGATACGTTGTTGTGGTCTAGACCAATTACACCGGTGCAACTAGTATATGAA